ATCAGCACCTACACCGGTAACTGTATAAGTTGATGTTGCTTTAATTGTTTCTGCACCTGTTGCTGATCTAATAATAACCTGTAAATCAGTTGCTTCTAAAATTTTATAATCGTATGGAAAACTGGTAGTTGAACCATTACCACTTGTTGCTTTGGATATACTTAATGTTGATACTGTCATGTTACTTTTCTATATTACTCTTTCTTTGTTTTTTCAAGATATATTAAGGCTTGTTGAGCAAAATTTATCATTAATCTATACTGGTCATCTATTAACTCTCTTTTTTGATCTGGGGTAATTTTAGTACCATCAGCTAACTCTTTAGTGTTATATATCTGTCTTATTCTTTTGTCTAACTCTTTAATTGATTTTTTGTATTTTAATAAATACTGTCTATCAAAAGGAGCTGTAGCATATAATTTTTTATATTCATCATTATTACCTGCTTTTAAAGCAAAATCCATACTATTAAAAATTTTTTCAACTTTCTCTAATTCTTCAAAAAATCTAGTTAAAGATTTAGATGAATATCCGGGTACAGCGGCAACATCAAATGCTCTAATAACTGGCATTTTTGATAATTTATCTGTTGGTTTAATAGGGTCATCTATAATTTTTGCTTTAATTAAAGTATAATCTAAAACTTCTAAAGCATATCTACCTAATCCACCGGTCCATGATCTAAATACATTTTCTGCATGAATAGGTTTACTAGATAAAAAAGAATCATCACCAACTATTCCATTTAATATTTCTGAAAATAATTTTATACTTTCAGAAGTATATTCTGTGTAATAAAATTTATTTATTAAATTTTTATCTAATGATTTTGGAACAATAGGTGCATCTCTAAAGAAACTATAATTCATAAAATTTTCTATAAATGGTCTTATAGCTGTAGGCATAGGATTAAATGATTTTGCATTATTGTATAAAAATTCTTTAGCAAATCTATCAAACTCTTGTGGTTCATTAGTACGATACCAATCTAAAAATTTTTCAAGAACAGATGAAACTAACGTACCAACTTCAAAAGGTTTTGGTATTCTATTTGCTTTACCTTCACTATCTTTAAAATACCAATAATTTTGTTTTAACCATTCTGGTTGTTCTTTATAATCCTCATCATCCATATTAGCTATATAGAATCCTATTGTTGGTAAAACTATTGTAACACCAATCATTGCTGATGTTCTTCCCGGTTGATCTCTAAATGCTTCATACACTCTTGTTAAACCTTGAACTCTTGCGTTCCAAAATGGAACTATTTTATTTATAGCAGCTCCAGCAGTTCCTCTTTTTGCATAATCTAAAAGATTTCTTGCTTCATAACCACCTCTTTCCATAGCATCTTTACTTGATAAACCTTTTTTTAAAGCTGCTTTTTCTGTTTTTTCAAATATTCTAAATCTTGTTGCTTCCTCAGATAAAGTTGTTAACCATTTTAAAGGAGCTAACATACCTTTATTTGCATTTCTAACTGGACCTTTAGTTAAAATATCATAAACTTTTCCATCAAAAATATTAGGTTTATCAACAGCAAGTAAAGTTGATTGCATACCACCAGACTTAGTATATCTTTCCCAAAGTTTCATTGTTTTAGGTCTTGATCCTTTTGTAAGAATATTCATTGCACCAATTAAAGAATCTTGTATTGGAACAAAACCAACTTTATTTAAAAAACTTGCTTGTATAGTATCTCTAAAAAAGTTGGGTACAGCAAAATCTGGTATTAATATTGCACCAGCTCTTAATGTTCTTGCAGGACCACCTAAAAAATTTAATAGCATATTAGTACCTTGTTGATCTAAAGTTTTAAAAGCATTTGCCAAATCTACTCCAACATCATAAGTTTCTGTTTTACCATTTTTTTTAACTGTAATTTGACCTTTGTCTGTGCTTGAAAATTCTTGTCTAAAAATTGTAAACTCACCTATAGTTTTATCAGACATTTTATCTATTTCTGTTTTATTAAAAAATTGTTCTAATTCTTTTCTTTGAATATTTATTGGTTTTAATTTTGGTTTTGTTTTAGAAAAATATGGAAAAGGGTCTGGAGCATTTACTGTTTCAGCAATTTTTTTTTCTTTTGCAATAAAATCTACAAAATTAACTTTAACTTGATTTCGTTCTGCAAGGTTTACAATAGTGTTAGTGTTTTTTACAATAGCTTCTAATGGTGGAAATACTCTTTCTTTACTTCCTTTAATTCTTTTAAATGGATTTACTGAACCTTTTATAAAACCAATTTCACCTTTTTTTGGAAGTTCTCTTGCAAAGGTAACATAATTTTTATTTGCTTCTGTCATAGCAACAAAAGCATCTTTAGATATTAAACCACCATCTACAGCATATTCTAAAAGTTGTCTTTGATAAGTATCTACTTTTTTTGCGTATTGTTCAAATTGTAAATTATATTTTTTAATAAATGCTTTTGAGGTTGCAATATCAAAGCCAGATTCTATTCCTCTACTATTTAATTCTATAGCTCTTCTATTTGCAAGGTAAGTATCAAATAATTGCATTTCTTTATTACCTTTAATTGTTACATCTTTTAATATTGTTTTTAATCCCGGTCCTTTTGGCTCTGCAGTTTTAAAATTTAATGTACTAAATTCTATAAAAGATGCTGCTCTATTTGGCATACCTTCTAATAATCTTGTTTGTTCATAAATATTTAATTTTTCAATACCAGTTTTAGTATTAACACCTGCATCTTTAAGAGCTTCTAAAATAGGATATTTAGTATCTATTGCATTAACAATAAATTTTCTTTTTGCAATAGAACCCATTTCTTTTAATCTTTTAGCAGTTAAAGGTTCAACTTTAGATTTAAAAGCAATATTTTCTGCTGCTTTGTTTGCTATATCATCTTTAAATAATTTTTCTGTTTTATCTATTATTACAGTTTCTTTTTTAGAAATTTTACTTTCTAATAAATTTTTATAATCTCTAACATAACTTCTTGATGAAACATCTTCTAATATTCTTTTGTTTGTTATAGAATCTGTAAATACTTGATTAGGTTTTTTACCTGTATCTACAAATATTTCTTTAGTTCTTTTTTCCATAGTTTTTTTAGGCTGTACTGCACCTAAAGCACCAAATAAAACTGCTGAATAACTAAACTCTTTTAATGTGGGAAGCTGTCCATTTAATGTTGCTCCCACACCTTCAAAAGCTGTAAGTTGACTTGCCACTCTTGTTAAATATTTATCTGCAAGTTTACCAACAACAGGTAATTTTAATTGTGGTGCTAAAGCAGTAGCTGTAAAAGTAACACCTTGTTTTGCTCCTTCTTTAATTCCTTCTTGCAAAAAATTTTTTAATATTTCAACTGGTTGTCCAGAAGATTGTTGTTCTAATCCTTTTAATATTGTTGATCTTGCTGCTCCGGGAATTGCACCAGCAGTAAATGCACCGGCATAAGGACCACCAGCTAATGTTCCGGGTACAAAACTTAAACCATATATAGGAAGTTCTAAACCTAATGTTGAGGCTCTTTCTAATAATCCTTCAAACCAAGTATAATCTTCTGGTTCATCTTCTGTTAATGCTTCTGATAAACCTTTTTCATTGGCTAACCTGTAAGTCATATCATACAATGTTTTGCCATATCCTCTTTTTAATATTTGATCTCCATCAAATTTTTGACCTACTAAAAATTCTTTTGTTGATATTTGTTTTCCTTGAGCTATCTGATCTTGATATAAAAGATCATCATCTGGAGACATCATTACCTCATCTTGATAATATTCATTTTCAATTTCTTTTTTAACATCTTTAAAATAATTCTTATAATTATTTTTATCTGCGGGTATAATTCCAAATGCTTCTAATGTATCTGCGTTAGTAAATCCTGCAGCATCTAATTTAATTATTTTTTCTTTTTTCCAATTTTCTATTTCTGTATTACTAAAACCAGCATCTTTTAATTGTGTTTCTTTTTCACCTAGGTTCATGCTTTTTCTGTGTTAAATCTAGTTACTATTAATGCTGCTGCAATATTAGCGGCTAGTGCATCATCCTTTTCTAATAAATTAACTAACTCTTTATCACTTAAATTTAATAAACTTTCTCTTGCTGTATTATTATCTTTTGCATAATCAGAAAAAGAAGTTTCAAAATTATTACCAAATACAGCACTAGATTCTTTTAATAAATCTTTTGCAGTAATTACTTCTATTTGCCAATAAGACCTTGCCAAAAATTTTGTTTCTTCTTTTACAGGTTTATCTGTTCTTTGTTTTTTATATTTGTATTGACTTTCTATTTGACCAATTTTAGTTAAATTATCTATTAAAGTTTCTTTTGAAAAACCACCATCACCTGCAAAATTTGTAGCAGCATTTTCTATTGCAGATATTGCATCATCTGGAACTTTGTAATCTGGTTTTTTCATGTAACTTAATCTTAATTTTGCTTTAGCTGAATTTATTGGACTATTATCCGTTTGATAATGTTTGTTCCAATTACCAATTAAATTGCTATCTTTTCCTAAAAAAACATCACTTAAAAAACCCACTTGTTTTACTTGTTCATTTACATTTAAACTTGCAGCTTCATTACTTAAATCATTAGTTTCAATTCTATTTAAATATTCTGTTGCAGTTTCACCTTCTATTTTTTTAGGAACTACTATAGTTGTTTCATTTTCATTTACTATTTGATTTACAAGGCTATCTAAATCTGAAGTTTTAGGTAAATAATTTCTTATATTTTTAGCAATATAAGAATCAGAGTTAGGTGATAATAAATCATTAACATCTATACCTTCAACTGTTCCTTTAATAAAATCCATATATAATCTTTGTCTTAGTTCACTAGCTTTTGAATTATACTCTTTATCAAAATAATTTAAAAAAGTGTTACCTTGCAACAAAGGTACTAGATTGTCAAAGTATTTCATAAATTGTTGATCTTGTTTTTTAAATGTTTCGTTATTAGTTCTAGTTAATATTGTTGATAAAAAACTATTATCTTCTAAATTTATTGTTCCGCTTCCACTTCTTTCTAAAATACTTTTTGCTTCTGTTTCTCCAGCAAGTAAAAATTTTTCTTTTACATTTTTAATTTCTCCATTTGCTATTTTTTCTATAACATCAGAATTAACATTGTAATTGGTATTAAAACTAAATTCATTTTTAACAACTTTATCATTTAATTCTGTAATTTGATTGTCATATTCAATATCACCTGTTTTAAATGATTCTAATTTTTCTTCATCTAATCCTAAAGGTGCATTATTTGCTCCTGTTAATTCTTGAATCAATGCTTTATCGCTGTCATTAATTCTACTATTGTTTGCTAGTTCAATTCTTTTAGATTGAAATAGAGCTTTTGTTTGAAGTTTTTTAGATAATTCTTCTCTTTGAGTTCCTGTTATTTGTTTAAAATTATTAGGATCATCTAATAAAAGAACTGCTTGATAAGCATTATTTCTTCCAATTTTATTTACCATTGCAGTTTCTACTAAACTTGGTAAATCTGCTTTCAATGTATTAAAATCATTTTCACCTACAATTCCATCCTCAACTAAACCATTATAATCTTGTATTATAGATTGACTTAAAGTAGCAAAATCAAATTCATTATCACCTTCTACTGCATTTAATATTTTATTTTTAACTTTCATATCAACTTGTGAAACTCTTGTTGATACCATTCCAGCTCTAGTTTCTTTTAAAATGCTACTAACATAAGATGGTTTGTCAGATGCCATTCCTATTTCAAAAGATTTGCTAATATAATTGTTTGGTGCTTTAGTTTTGTATTTATCTACAATATTTTTATATCCAGTATTAAAAAAATTTATTCCTTCTTCTGGAGTAGATTTTAATTTTGATTGTGATTGTAATTCAAAAATTTCAAGGGTTGCTTCATTTAATAATTTTCCAGATTCAACTTTATTAGATATTTCTTTTTCTTTTAAATAATAATTATCTATTGTTTTTGCAGCTGGAATTAATGCTGCAGCAAGACTACTATTTGGTGAAACTTGAATATTACTTTTTATTGAAGAAACTTCAGCAGTAGGTCTGGCTTCAGATATAAATGTAGGTATTTTTGGCATTATTGATTCCTTGATCTGTTTGTAGATTTAGATTGTAATCTTAAATTACTTTGATTGTTATTTTTTGGGTTTCTATCTTTGTGATCTACATCTCTACCCAATATACTAGAGCCAAGTTTTTTTTTCATTATAGCTCTTGCTCCGTTTCTTCCAGCTCTTCTTTTTTTTTGATCTGGTTTAGAATGATAATTTTTATATTCTGATTTATAATCTCTCATATTTATTAACCCATTTTTGCCATTGTTAATAAGCTAGAACCTGCTTGTGCATAATATCCTATTTGTGCTTGTTTACCTTGCATACGAGCAAGTGATCCAGACATTCTAGAAAAATTTGCTTCTTCTAATTTTTGATTTTGTTTAACTTTACCATTATATTCTATAACATTTCTTTGTAGTTCTGCTTGTTCAGCATTTGATTGTAAAATTTTTAATGCAGTACCACTTAATTCTACACCAGATTTAGCAAGAGAAACTCTAGTTGTTCCTTCCATTTGCTCAAAACTTTGATTAAATTTAGCAATATCAAATTCTGTTAATTTTTCTTGTTGTGCAGCTTCTTGTTCAGCTATTGTTGCATTTCTATTTGCAACTGATTGGTTAAATTTACCAATAGCATTAGCTTGTTGTCCTGCTGCTATTTGAAGTAATGGTGTAACTGCTCCCATTAAAATATCCTCGCATATAAGTATTGGTCTGATCCGTCAAATCCCCAGTTTTTCATTAAGCCTTCTCTTTCTAATCCTAACCATTCGGCAAATCTTA